GGGCTGATTCAGCCGAGAAGAAATCTAATCAGGAATTGCGGAATCTTGGAATACCTAGAGTAATTGATGTGCAGAAAGGCCCTGGATCAGTCATGCAAGGAATCCAGTATCTACTGCAGTACGACTGGGTAGTTGACGAGCGGTGTGTGAAGCTGATTGAGGAGCTGGAAAACTACACATGGAAGAAAGACAAGAAGACTAATGAATACATTAACGAGCCGGTCGACAGTTACAATCACTGCATAGACGCTATCAGGTACGCATTGCAAGACCGCATTTACCAGACGAAGAAAGACGTGGACGTTGGTAAGGCAATCAACAAGATTAATAAGATGTTCAGGAGGTAAGAATGGACAAAGTAAACGAATTTGAACACGGCATAGATAACGTGACTAAGACGAGATTTGACAGCCTGTATTTTGGCACGTTGTCGAACGAGCAATTTAGATATACGTCAGCAGATGAATTGCTGAACACCGACGCAGGGCGGAAAGCGCTAAGGGACATGATACAGACGTTCTTTGACTCGCAGAAGAAACGCTTGAAAGTCCTAGCGTCTTATGCAATGGGGAACAATTACAGCATCTTGTCAGGGCATAGACGTTTAGACAACGAGAAAGCAGACTATCGGGTCCGTCACAAATGGGGCGGATATATTTCAGGCTTTGCTACTAGCTATGTGATCGGCAATCCGGTTACAATCGGAGTCTTAGAAGGCGCTAATATGGACCAGCTAAAGACTATTGAAGAGATCGAATGGCAGAACGACATCAACGCTCTAAATAGTGACTTAGCCTTTGATGCTTCCGTTTATGGTCGGGCCTTTGAGTACCATTTCAGAGATCGGGATAATGTAGACAGGGTTGTCTTGATTAGTCCGCTTGAAATGTTCGTGATCCGTGACTTGACAGTAGAACAGAACATCATTTGTGCTGTACACCTGCCAATTTTTGCGGACAAAGTGAATCCGACGATCTACACTAAGGACCAGATCATAGCCTTTAAGCCATTCTCAGCAAGTTCTATCAAGCTTGCAATGGCAGAGATCAATAAGCACGAATACAGCGACGTTCCAGTCGTGGAATGGTGGAACAATCGCTTTAGAATGGGCGATTATGAGAGTGAAATCTCACTAATCGACGCATACGACGCTGGCCAGTCTGACACAGCTAATTACATGAGCGACCTCAACGACGCTATGTTGCTAATCAAGGGAGACCTTGAAGCAATCGGGGCAAGCGCTGATAACGTGGCCAAAATGAAGGACGCTAACACGTTACTACTTCAAACCGGAATCAGCGCTAATGGTCAACAGACCACAGCAGACGCAGACTACATTTACAAAAAGTATGACGTTAGCGGAACAGAGGCTTATAAGAACCGTCTAGCGAATGATATTCACAGGTTCAGTCGAATCCCTAACCTAGATGATGACCGCTTCAACTCTACATCTTCGGGCATTGCCTTGCTCTACAAGATGATAGGTCTTGAACAAGTCCGCAAGGACAAAGAGACCTATTACACAAAGGCCCTACGTCGCAGATATGAACTTATTAGCAATGTCCACAAGGCTATCAATGGATCGGTTATTGAAGCCAACAAGCTGACTTTTACCTTCCACCCGAATATTCCACAAGACGTTTGGACCGAAATTAAAGCCTATATTGAGGCAGGAGGCACCTTGTCACAAGAAACCCTGATGAACAATGCAAGCTTCACGGACTACAAGACCGAACAAAGCCGTATCTTGAAGGAGCAAGGGGCTAGTGACGGAGAGATCAGCCAGATTGTAGGTGGCCAAGATGACGAACAGCCAGACGAAGAGGAATAATAAGCTATACAATGCCGAGCGCAAGGCTCAGGCTGAACTGATTAAGCGGGATATAGAGCGGGATAGGCTCTTATCTAGCTTGTATCAGGAGTCATACGACCGCTTGCAGTCTGAAATAGACCGGTTTTACATGACCTATGCTGGGAAGGAAGGTCTGACCAAGCAAGAAGCCATGAAGCGAGCCTCTGAGTTTGATGTTACTAAGTTCAATGACAAAGCTAGGCAGGCCGTCAAGAACAAAGACTTTAGCAACAAGACAAACAGTATGCTAAGGACCTATAACTTGAAGATGAAGGTCAGCAGATTAGAGCTTTTAAAGGCTGAGTTGGCCCTTGAAATGCAAAATCTGACGGCAGATGTTAACCAAGTCTTCGATAAGGCCAGAGCAGACGAATTTTTGAACGAATACAAGCGTCAAGCTGGGATTCTGGGGATTTCTTCGGGCGGAGCAGAAAAACGCATGAAGAGCATTTTAGACGCTGATTTCTACGGCCAAAATTTCTCTAGCCGTGTCTGGGGCAGGACGGGCTTACATGCTAACTTGCAAAGAGACGTTTTCTCTTCGCTCAACCGTATCTATACGGATATGATGGGTTACAAGCAAGAAGCCAAGCTCTTGGCTAATCGATACGGCACCAGCAAGGAGAACGCTAAGAGACTCTTGAAGACTGAGATAGCACGCATTAACGCAGATACCCAGCTTGCAATGCTAAAAGACAATGGCTTTACTCACATGATCTATGTAGCAGAGCCGGGGGCTTGCGATATATGCGGGCCACTTGACCGAAAGGCAATACCTATTGACAAGGTAGAAAAGGGTGTGAATATGTTTCCAATGCACCCAAACTGTAGGTGTTCGGCTTATGGCCATATCAAGATGAATTACAAATCGGGCGGTAGCACGCTAGATGAATTTAATTCTTGGGATGAAAAAGAAGACGATATAATTCTTCAACAAGCGGAAGGAAGTAACAGAAAATCTTCTTCTACAAAAGCATTAGACGCAGAAAGACAAAAGTTATTGCCATTTGAAGATGATGAAGTTTTTGAAGCGCAAAACCCAAGTGAAATCGATACTTTCTTTAATGAACAAGCAAGCTATAAAAAGTGGTATAATGGACTTACAGAGGAAGAGAAAAAAGCTATCTACTCTTACACCACAAATGATTATCATAATTTTAACAATATTAAACGTTTCGGACTTGATAAGGCGCTTGAGCTTAGAAAAGAATTTTGGCTGGAAGAACACGGCGAAGCTGATTTAGAATATGCGTTAGAACAAGTCAGAAAAACAAGAAACAAAATCCCTATACTTGAAAAAGCTTTGTCAGATTTTGCTCCTGAAAAATCATTTAAAGCATATAGAGGGACTGGCTCGGTTTCAGCATTGGGCGAAGATTTAGGTTATATGGATTTAGATGTCGGGCAATCGGTTCGATTGGATAAGTCGTTTACATCATTTAGCTTAGACAAGAACTATGCAAGAGAATTTGCGCTAGACGGAGACGGTGCAAACGTATTATTTGAAGTTACTGTCAAGAAAGGTCAGAAAACGGGTGCTTATATTGCTGATCTAGCAGATTTTAACCCTGAAAAAGAATATCTGATGAAACCTAACTTGAAATATAACGTTATTTCTAAAACGGAAACTGACGACGGCTTGCTTGTTTATGGTTTGGAGGTGCTGGAGAATGGGACTTGATAAAGATTTTATAAATAAGGTTTTTTCTAGTGGCAATGATAGAGTGAATAGATCTATTTTTGTAGAGCCTGAAGAACTTATTGAAATATCTGATAAAGATTTAAGTTATTTTGGCGAAGGTATCTTTTATTGTTTGCCTGATAACGAATTTGTAAAAAATAACAAGGAAAAAATCAAAAAAGATTATAACTTATCTAAAGAAATGCCGAAAATAAATGGTATTTATTTACCTACATTCTTAAAAACGAGGGCATGGGATAGAATTAGAAAAACTAAACCAACCTTAAAAGAAATTATTGGCATGACAAAAAAAGAAAGCATTTAGAAGTTCTAAGTGCTTTTTATTGTGTATAAATATCTAACCGTATATAACCCATACGGTTTTTTACTTGTCCAAACCGTGCTTAGGACGTAAAAAGGTGCATGAGTTCGGGGAGGTTGCCCGTAAAAGCGTAAAGAAAGGAGCCTACAATGGCAAAAAATAAATTTATGTTACGCATGAATTTGCGTAATCTACAGCTATTTGCAGAAGGCGCAGAGCCTCAAGGTGAATCTGGCGAACCAGAAAAAGAAGTCCCTGCAGGGCCAACTCCTGAGCCAGAGAAGATGGTGTCTGTAGCCGAAATGCAAAGACGATTGGAGCAAGCAGAAAAAAAGCATGCCCAATCAACGCAAGAGGCGATTTCTAAAGCTCTTGAACAATACAAGGCAGAGAATGAGCTGTCTGGCAAAGAGCTAGAAGAATATCGCCGACAAGTGGCCGAAGCTGAAAAGCAAGAATTGCTTGATAAGATCGCAAGTCTTGAGAAAGAACAGACTAAGCGAGAACTGACAGAAGAAGCCATCAAAACCCTATCAAGTCGCAAGTTGCCAGTAAGCGACAAAGTTCTTGCCTTCGTCGTTAAGGACACGGCAGACAGCACATTGCAGGCCATTGCAGACTTTGAAGGGATCATCAGCGAGATCAAAGCTGAGTATACACAATCAGAACCGCCAGCGGTTTCATCTTCGTTTGGCGATTCAGGCGCTAAGTCTAGCGGGGACATCTTCCGCAACTCAAGAATTATTTAAAAAGGAGAAAGATAAATGACAGTACAGACTTTCAACCCTCAAAAAGTCCTAGTATCAGAAAAACCAGACGGGACTTTACACAAAGAGTTTACAGACATCATCATGAAGGAAGTTGCTGAAAACTCACTCGTAATGCAACTTGGTAAGTACCATGAAATGGACGGCAAGCAAGAGAAAACAGTCTATGTCCAAACGGACGGCGTATCTGCTTACTGGGTAAATGAAACTGAAACGATCAAGACAGACAAGCCAGAAGTGGTGCCAGTAACTCTCCGTGCGCACAAGCTGGGTATTATCTTGGTTGCTTCTCGTGAAGTTTTAAACTACACGTGGGAAAAATTCTTTGAAGACATGAAACCACAAATCGTCGAAGCGTTTTATACAAAAATCGACGAAGCAGGATTGCTTGGCCATGAAACACCTTTTGCAAACTCAGTAGCGAAGGCGGCCAAAGACGCAAGCAAAGTTATTGGCGGACCTGTAACTTACGAAAACATCTTGAAACTTGAAGACAAGCTCTTAGATGATGATATTGAGATCAATGCGTTTGTATCTCGTGTATCTAACCGTTCAGCGCTTCGTGATGCTCGTGACGGTGACAAGAAGACAATCTACGACAAAGACACTAACAAACTTGATGGTACTGTAGTAGTAGACATGAAGTCTAAACAATTCAAGAAGGGCGACTTGCTCGCTGGTAACTTCGATAACCTGATCTACGGCGTGCCTTACAACATCAACTACAAGATCTCAGAAGATGGTCAAATCTCAACCATCAAGAACGCTGACGGAACAAATATTAACCTCTTTGAGCAAGAAATGGTCGCTATCCGTTGCACTATGGATATTGCAGTAATGATTACTAAGACCAACGCATTCGCTAAGCTCACAGACGCTTCTAACGTTTAATTTTGAAGGAGGTAGACAATGGCTTACATTGCAACCCGAAATATCATTGACACAAAGGATAATAACCGCTTTTACGAGGAAGGCGATTTTTATCCTCGCTCTGATTTTTCTGTTTCTGACGACCGCATTTCTGAGCTTCTGGGCAAGGGTGTAATTGTCCAAGAGGGCAAGAAGTCAGCACCAGCGCCAGAAGTGACAGAAGCACCAGCCGAAGAAGCGGAAAAACCTATCGATAAATTGAAAATTTCCGAGCTTAAAGAACAGCTAGACGCTCAAGGCATTTCTTACGACGCAGACGCTAAGAAGGCCGACCTAGTGGCTCTTTTGCAAGGTAACAAGGAAGGGTAAGGTATGGAAGGAACCCAACTAGCAAAGATTAAGCGTCGGTTGGGTATCGATCCAGCCGACAACCTAGAAAATGATTTGTTGACTGATCTAGTAGATGATGCCGAAAGCTATTTCAAGGCTCTTGTTGGAGTCTCTGAGATAGAAAGTAAGTATAATTTCATGATTGAGAATGTTGTGTATAAATTGTACGGAAGAAAGGGATCAGAGAGCGTGACCTCTGAAACGGTTGACGGGTATTCTGTTACTTATCAGGAATGGGATAACCTGTTTAAGCCGTATATGGCCATTCTTAACAAGGATTTTGGCCTTGATGGATCGCAGAGACAAAGAGGAAAGGCTATTTTCTTATGAAAACGCCTAACCGAATTATTCTGATTCGTGGAGAGCGTGAGAAATACAATCCAGAGAAGGATATATACGAGAGCCAAGGCCGAAGCACAAAGCCAGTACCTTGTCTTGTAAACAAAGTCAGCCAATCGAGAGTGTTTGAACTGTACGGAAACCGGACAGATGTAATTATTTCTTGCCGATTTCAGCAGGAACAAGCGCCATTTAGGCAAGCTGTTTTTGAAAATGCCATCTATGAGCCGATCGAAGCAATCGACGCCCCAATTAAGGGCGCTGTCAGGTTGAAAAAGGTGGGTCCAAATGGGATTTGACATTAAATGGCAGGGCCTAGAGAAACTGACAATGACGATCTACAACGCTCACTCAAACGCTGTTAAGCAATCCGTTGAGGTCCTGAAAAACCATGCTGAACGTGGTAAATCCATAGCTAAGAGCAAGGCGCCAGTTGATACAGGCTTCCTCAAAAGTAACATCAAAACGTCTTATCATGGCATGGAAGCACATATCAACGCAGAGGCTGGCTATTCAGGGTATCAAGAGTACGGGACCCGTTATCAATCAGGGAAACCGTTCATGCGCCCTATGCTCCAAGAGGTACAGCCACAATTTCAGGAAGACATGACCAAAGTAATGAAAGGGGTGTTCCAATGACGCCAAATCATGAGTTGTTTAGGCTTATTTACCAGATGGCAGAGAAGCGAGAAAAGACTTTCGATTTCTTGCCAGAGGCAGGGACACAATACCCTTTTATTTATATCGGCGAGAATAGCGCCCAAGAGGCCCAAAATCGGGACCTTTTCGGGACGGTCAACCAAACAGTCCACATCTACGCTAAAACGTCACAGAGGGCCACTCTGGACGACATTTCAGCATATTTAGAGACTATGGTCAAGCTAATTTCTGGAAAATGGGAGTACCATTTACAACACACAACTACTAACAAGCAAATCATACCCGATAATACAGACGTCCAGCCATTGCTTCATGCGGTGCTGGACTTTACTTTTAATTTCACAAAAAAGGAGAAAGATAAATAATGGCAGATTTAATCCAAGGAAAAGACTATATCGCCTTTTTCCGCCGTTTGAAAGACCGGACAAAACAAGACGCCGGTAAGGTTCGCTTTCAGACTGAGCTAACGCTGAACGCTGAAAAAGAAGTAGAAACCACAAAAACAAAAGATGGTGTCGTGAACTCAGTTTCTGACGGTGAAACATCAGGAGAATTTACTTCTCTTGCTTACCGTGAAGACAAAGACACAGTTAACATGTGGAAGGAAATGCGCAAGTGGTTCCGTGATATAGACAAGATTGAAGTCTGGATCGTAGACCTCGGAAGCAAGAGGACCGAAGGTGGCAAGGTCAAGTATGACGTGGAATACTACCAAGGTTATTTCAAGAACTTTGAGATTTCAGCGCCTGCTGATGACAAGGTAGAGTTGACCTACGAAATGGCTATCGACGGCAACGGAATTATCCAGACTGACGAGCTTACAACTTCCCAGAAACTAGCTCTTGAGGCTACACAGTATGAATACCATACTTTGGCCAAAGAAGAAGCTAAACCGGGTGAAGAAGTTTAATTTAGGGGCTTAATGCCCCTTATTTTTTTAGATTAAAGGAGAAAAACAGAAATGATTTTAAATATTGGTGGTCGTGAGTACACTCTACGTTTTGGCATTGGCTTTTTGCGAGAAATGAACAAGCTTCATTCTGTCGAAATGGAAGGCATGAAGACCGGATATGGCGCAATGACCATGTTTAACGCAGGCCAAGCCTTAAATGACCCTTTGGCTTTTATTGACGTAATCAAAGCCGGGACAGTAACGGAAGCACAAAAGCCGTCTAATGAAGCGATTGAAGCTTATCTGGAAGAGCTTATCGTAAATGATAAGTATGACGAAACTATCAATGCGATTGTTGAAGAGTTAAAAGCGTCTCCCCTGCTCAAAAAGGCAATGAATCTGACAGAGTAGGGGCCTCCAGCTCATCAAATTCTAACTTTGGGTATGATGAAGCTTTAGCCCTACTTATCGGCAGGCATGGAATGAGTTTTAAAGAGGCTATGCGGACAACGCTTGAAGAGTTTGAAATCTATAACATGGCTTATGCCATTAGGCAAGAGGACAAGCGCCTTAATTCAGCCATTCAGGCTTGGTTTAACCAGTCTGTAAAGGCCCAGAAAGGCAAGGGCAAGTCTGCACGGCCAGCCTTTAAAACTTTTGAAGAGTTTTATAACCACAAAGAAGAATTTGAAAAGATTTTTAGAAAGAATCAGCCTGAAAAAGAAGCTATACCAGCCAGAAGGCTTGATATGGCAGAAAGAAACAGGCTAATCAATCATGCGAAGAAAGGAGGTAGCTAATGGGAGTATCGTTTGACGTTAGCGCCATACTAAAGGCCAACGTCTCCGACTTTGCAAGAGGAATGAAAGAGGCTCAAGCCTCGCTTCAAAGCCTGAAAAACCAGACAGGCTCAAGCCTTGAGAAATTGAGCGGTACGCTTAATAATGTCGGCGGAGCCATGATGAAGGTAGGGGCTGGTATGACAGCCGGATTTACTCTTCCGGTCGTCGGAGCAATCGGCGGAGTCGTCAAATCCTTTGCAGGGCTGGAACAGGCTATCGGTGGTGTCGAGACCATGTTCCAAGGCTCCGCTAATACGGTCATCAAGAACTCCGAAACGGCCTATAAACGGGCTGGTGTCTCAGGTGTAAAATACATGGAGCAGGTCACTTCATTCTCCGCAAGCCTTCTTCAAGGTTTGGGCGGAGATACTGCACAAGCCGCCAAATATGCCGACATGGCCATAGTTGACATGTCCGATAACGCAAACAAATTTGGTACGAATATTACAGATATTCAAAATGCCTATCAGGGCTTTGCCAAGGATAATTACACTATGCTGGATAACCTGAAATTGGGTTATGGTGGTACTCAAGAAGAAATGGCCCGCTTGGTCAACGAATCTGGCGTAATGGGTGACTCGTTCAAGGCTACAGCCAATAACGTGAAGGACATTCCGTTTGATAAACTGATCCAAGCTATCCACGTTACCCAAGAACGGCTTGGGATAACAGGGACGACGGCTAAAGAAGCGAGTGAAACAGTCTCCGGATCATTCGAGGCCATGAAGGCTTCAGCTCAAAACCTAGTAGCTGGCCTTGGTCAGAAAAACGCTGATATTAAGGGTCTTATGCAAAATCTAAAAGACACGGTTATTACGTTTAAAAATAACATTGTACGGGTTTTAGGCACAATCTGGGATAATCTCCCACTTTCTCCGCTTCAAAAATGGATCGGAGCTATTGCGGTGGCCGCCGGTCCGGTCGTAACGGTCATAGGCACCATTATTAAGGTCGTCGGTGGTATCGTCGGTATTGTGAGCAAGGTCTCAAGTGGTATTTCAGCCTTGATTTCAGGATTCCAAGCCGTAGCCGGAGGCGGTACGGCTATTTCTGGAGTATTTAGCTCTATCGGTGGCGCAATAGCTGGCATTACAGGGCCAGTCTGGGCTGTAATTGCTGTAATTGGGCTGTTCGTGGCTGGATTGGTCGGATTGTACAAGTCTAGCGAAGAGTTCAGAAACAAGGTAGATTCAGCCTTCAAAGCTGTTTCCAGCGCTATTTCAAGTGCTATTAATGAGGTCGTGAGCTTCGTTAAGAGCATCTTTGGCAGTCTTGTTTCTTGGTGGAATGAAAATCATCAATTAATCCTACAGACGGCTACTACGATTTGGAACGCTATTAAGGCAGTAGTCGAGACGATAACAAACGCCATAGCGCCTATCATAGAGGCGGGTTGGAATGTTATTGTCACTATTGTCAAAAACAACTGGGACACCATTAAGAATGTAGTTGGGACGGTTCTAAATGCCATCTTAGGCATTATTAAAGCTATTATGCAAATCATCAACGGCGATTGGTCTGGAGCCTGGGAAACATTGAAAGGTGTAGCGGTCGGAATCTGGGAAGGTATTAAATCCGCTGTAGGGATTGCTATTCAAAACTTGGTGCAAGTAATCCAAGCTAGGCTTGAGTTGCTGAAAGAGATCTGGGCAGTGATCTGGAATACCTTATCAACCGTTTTAGGCCCAGTCTGGGAATTTATTTCAAATCTGGTTAAAACAGCATTGCAAGGGATCGGCGATTTCATTAATGCGACATTGACCGTAATTTCCGACACCTGGAACACGATCTGGAACGCTATTTCAAGCGCATTTAGCGCAGTTTGGAACGCTATTTACAATACTGTTTCTACGATTCTTACTAATGTTTGGAATGTGATTCAAACTATATTGAATTTCATTTCGGAATATTGGGGCCACGTTTGGGAAAGTATTAAAGCGATATTTGCTGGAATCCTGCTAACAATCGTAGGTCTGGTTACTGGTAACTTTGACATGATTAAGCAAGCGATCGTCAACGCTTGGAATATCGTTTGGCAACAGACACAAGCTATCTGGAACATGATATTAAACGTCTTAACTGCAATCTGGAACGGAATCGTTAGCGTGGCCACTTCGATTTGGGAAGGGATTAAATCCTTCTTCTCCAACACCATGAATGCCATATCTAACATATTTTCTAGTGTCTGGAACGGAATTACTTCGTTCTTATCAAGCACAATGAGTTCTATTTCTTCCGGTATTTCTAGCGCTTGGAGCGGTATCACTTCCGCAATCGGTAGCTTTATGTCTAACATTGGTAGCACGATTTCAAACGGCTGGAACAATGTAGTAAACACGGTCACCACTGCCGGGTCTAACATTGTCAACGCTGTTAAAAATGCCTTTACTAATGCAGTGAATGGGGCCAAAAGCTTTGTCAGTGGCGCCCTAAGCGTTGGTAAAGACCTGATCCTAGGATTTGTAAAAGGTGTAACAGACTTTGCAGGCAAGCTCATTGATGCCGTAGGTGGAGCCGTTAAAGGTGCCATTGACTGGGCCAAGGGCTTGCTTGGTATCAAGTCACCATCTAGGGTATTTAAGCAATTCGGTGTCTATACTGACCAAGGGTTTATTATTGGTGTCAACAGCAAGGCCGAACAGGTAGCCAAATCAGTTGGTAGTATGGCTCAAGGGGCCATCAACGCCTTTACTGATAAAGATTTGTCCGGAACCTTCCAAGACGAGCTTAGTTCAGTAGATGGAGCGCTAGGCAACCTTACAGCCTATGATCCAAACGTCAACTTTGAAGGCGGGACCCTCACAGTAGGCCAACAGGCCGCCGACATTGTGCTAAAACTTGGAAATACAGCCTACAGGGCATTTACTAACGATATTACAAGCCAGCAAGAGCTGGAACTTGTATTAGATCATTACTAAACGAGGTGAGAAAGTATGTATGATTATGCTAGTTTAAAAAAATTAGACAATGAAGTCGCTACTTTTGAACCTAGCGACAATTTAATGATAAATGGCCAGCCCCTCAATAGACTGATTGAGGGGTATCGTCATTTAACAGTTTCAGGCCGTGGAATTTTGGGGCGTGATGTCTCAACTACCAACGTTCCGGGCCGTCGTGGTGTATGGGTTGATAAATACTCAGACGAAGAACGGACGATAGAAATTAAATATCAGCTAACGGCTGAGACTAGCTCAGCAATGCGGGATAAGTTTGCTAAATTAAATAAGATATTGAGAACTCACGCACAAAGCGGATTCCTTGAAATCTCATTTAAGGACGAGCCAGATTTCATCTATTACGGCTATTTCAACGGAGCGGACAGCTTCGAAGAAACAAGCCTAAGCGTGGTTAGCAAGTTCAGTTTGCTTATTCCTGATGGCTACAAAAAGAAAAGCCCTCAGACATCAACAGGGCTTATTTCTCTTGTTGACGCCGTGGAAGTCTTCCCAGAGTCAATCATAGTCACAGTCTCGAAGGCTACTGATAGGGTCCAGATCGTCAATGGCTCAAAGGTCATATCTTTTTCTGGAAGCTATTCTGCCGGCAAGGATATTGTTCTCTTGTTTGATCCGGACGAGGTCAAGGTCTCTTATGACGGTAGGAATATCCTGAGCGAATTAGACCGATTCAGCCCGCTAGAACTATTTACGGTTCGAGACGAGGACAATGTGACAGCTATTAATGCGACCGTTAAGAAAATAGTTTGGAGGGACGAAAGAGCTTGATTTATTTATTTGATATAAACGAACGGCTTTTGAAAGTCATCAGAAAGCCAGCGATTAAGTCCGCACTCCAAAAATACAGCCTGACAACTGAAAATTACGTATCTGAGCGTTTGACAGCGGAAGTTAAGGCATTAAATGATGATGAGCTTGAGCTAGTCGAGTATATGGCTATTCAGTCGATCGAAGACCCGCACCTATTTAATTACTTTTATGTGGCGCAGAAGTCCACGAAAGACCAGATCACGACGTTTACTGGCGTCCAGTCTGGTATCGAGGAATTGAGAAAAACCCCTGTATACGACAAGCGCCCTAAAAGTACGCAAGCTAAGCCAGTTATTAACGAGCTATTGCAAGGGACTAACTGGCAAGCTCGCTATATTGCTGAAACAGCCCTACATAGCACCAATTTTTACTACACATCAGTATTTGATGCGTTGAAGAAACTATGTAAGGTCTGGGGCCTTGAAATGCAGTTTTTCGTCGAAATGAACGGAAACGGCATTGGCGCCCGCTACATTGATTTTAAGAAGAAAATTGGCGAAGCTGTAGGGAAGCGGGTAGTCTACGGGCATAATGCCTTGGAAATCCTGCAAGAGGTAGAGCGGACTAACATCTTTACGGCTATTGTCGGCCGTGGCAAAGGTGAGCAAGTATCATCTGCAGAGGAATCCGGCAAGGGAGGCGACGGCTACGGCCGGAAGATCACCTTTGAAGA